AGCAAAAAGAAATAAAAGGACCAAAAAATAGTTACGTATTTTAATTAATAAAAAAAATATTATTTAAAATTAATGATAGAGACCCAAAAATATGGTTCAAAATTGTATAAACCAACAAAGCCTTACCATAAAATGTCAATGCAAGAATTATCAGACCATTGTAAGATTTGTCAATCTTTAGATAAAATGCCATATAAAAAAATAAAAAGAATTGAAAATTTGGAAGAAAATGAATTGCAAAAAAGAATAAAAAGGTTTCTATTGAAAAATTCGAAACTAAATAGAAACACAAAAAGAAATGAAAGACAAAAAACAAACAAACATGTTCAACGAAAACATGTTCAACGAAAACATGTTCAACGAAAACATGTTCAACGAAAAACAAAAAACAACAAGAAACGAAAAACGAAAAAAACAAATATTTAATTACTTTATATGCATATAAGAAAGTGGGTTATATTAATAACAATATTTTTTGTAGTTAATACGTATTATGAAAGTAAATTTACAGATTATCTAATATTGGGGAAGAAATACTATAAAATGGTCATGTATGGTTTTATAGGTTTATCTATTTACATGTTTATAAAAAAACACCCAAGTGAATCGCAAAATATGTTTATCCATGCCAATAAATTAATAAAATATATGCCAATAGATAAAAATACAACAGATTTATTATCACCCATAATGGATTTCACAAATATAAAAGAAACATTCAATAATTTTAAACCATTGGGTAATTTGAACAATACTCCACAAATGAATCGAATGATGAATTCCGGTCAAAATGGTGGGCAAAAACATAAACGGTGTGTAAGCGAAACCAAAAAGAAATATGTAGCAGCACAACAACAATGGAAATGCGATATGTGCAATAGTATGTTAGATGCGACATTCGAAGTAGACCACAAAATAGAACTACAACATGGCGGTTCAAATCATGTTTCTAATTTAGCAGCCTTATGTCCAAATTGCCACCGAAAAAAAACGTTGCAAAATAATATAAATTAGATTTTATTATAATTATTAAATCTAATAATAATTATAATAATAATAATTATTATATCATTAAAATATATTAATGGCAGAAAATGTTGAAACAGATTCATCTGTTAAAATAGCAAGTACAATATTACCAGTAATAGTTTATTTTCCAATAATTATACTTTTAGTATTGATGATTGGTTTTATTGGTATAAAATTTTTAAGGATAATGCAGACACCTGAAGGTATAGCTGGTTATTTTAATGCCTTTTTTCAGAAATTTTTCAGAATTAAAGATGTTTTACATAAATTTGTCGGCGTGATTTGGCCTGGTCCAACTGACCCGGTCCAAGATAAAAGCTGGAAACATATTAGACTAGATACAATTTTAATGTTTGGTGGTGGAAGCTTCATTTTTATAATGATTTTATTATACAATACTGATTCATTATCATCGTTAAAAGATAATTTAATCGGAAAATTATTATATATTTTAAACCCTATTATGAATTTTTTTGCACCAAACAAATGGCACGGTGTTAAACGAAATGTAAATTATAAGAAAAATAACGCTGGTGGGAAAATCACAAATAATTATCCTTTAACAATTGGTGGAATTGCATTATTTATTGGTTTTGTAATTTTCATGTCACTAGTTGTGAAAACCTTCAATAAAGAAGTAATGACCGCCACACCAGAAGAAGTTAATGGAAAATTGATGGAGAAAACATTCCATTATGTTTATTTATCTATTTTTGTCGGTGTAGCATTGGCACTTTTCACAGGGTTGTTATATTATGCAGCTACCACGGACACGGCGCCGAAAATATTATCCACAATATTAATTATATTAAGTACTGTTATTATTTTAGCGTCTATTCTTGTAATGTTTAAAGATAGAATAATACAATATGTTAAAAATCCATTTATACAGGTGATATATAATTTCATATTTTTATTACCCTGTTTATTTTTGGATTTGGTAAATTTCATATATTTCGAATTAAAAAGAACACCGCGGGTAGTGTATGGAATTTTATTAGCTGAAATGGCCTTAATAATTACAATAATATTGATACCTTTATTAACGAAGGCCGGATATATAAGAATATTGGGTGATAAAGACAAAACAAACAAAATAGTATTTAAAATAGAGGAATTAAAACATAAAAAAATAAGATTGGCAAATAACATTGAAATTATAAAAAATTTTGACCCGGTAAACAGCGAAGTTGAAATAATAAACATAAATTCAGACCAAACCGTAAGTAAAAAAACATATCATCCTTCCCTTGTACCAGTGGATATACAGATTAAAATAACAAAGCATTTGGGGAAATTTAATATGAATGCGAACCGGGAATCTGGTATAATAGAATTACGAGGAGATTTAAATATTAAAACGAAAAATATAACATGGAATTCTATACAAACAAAGAGTAATTTCAAAGCAGAATTTTCCAGTGACAAACAAAAAAAAAAATGTAAATGGGGAAGAAAAGTCGGCAATCATGCTGAAAAAAAAGAGTGGAACAAAAGTTTTTTAGGAGTCGTTTCTGAAACAAATCCAGACGTTATGATGGCACCCACTGAATTTACAGAAGTGCCTATAAACTTAACTGAATTGAAAAAAAATATCGGGGTGATCATAACAACATACCAGTACGGTGAAATAGAAAAACAAATAACAAAAAGACAGTTGGACCAATTCGAAGACAAATTTAATAAGGACACTACGGTACTTTCAGTTATGACAAAAAAATTAGGTCAAGTAATTAAATTTACAAAAAATGCTTATAAAAATGGTCCATGGACACTTAAAATGTCAACAAATAAATTAACAGATAGTGCTTGGGAAAAAATAGTAAAAGACAATCTTGATAACCCAAACAATATTTTTAAATTGGAAAAATTATTACAGAGATACGGGTATAAAAATAGAAAGGAATGTGCAAATATAATGGATGTTTATGAATCAAGAAAATGTTTAGAAGAATACAATAAAATTATTAAACATATCCAATACAACACCAGACACATAATTTTATTCAACGATTCGATACATGAGACAGGATATGAAATCGAAAATTTAGAAAAAATGAAAAAGGAATCAAAAAATATTTTCGAAAAAGGTTTAATACTTTTAAACGAACCCATATACTTTAGACAAAAAAAACATTTAGCAAAAAGTAAAGCATTCAAGGAAATAAGAGTTGAAACGCATAAATATAATTATTCAGTTTCGTGTTGGTTTTATATACATGCTCAACCGCCGAATTTTAAGAAATCTTACAATAATTTCACAGAAATTTTAAATTACAACTTCGAACCCGTAATAGGATATGATTCAAAAAAAAATGTTTTAATAATAAAATCAAAAAGAGCCAAAGCACCACCGACGTCAAAGAGTAAAAATTACTTGGAAACTGTATTTTTTAAAGATAAATTTAGACTACAAAAATGGCATAACGTTGTTGTTAATTACGTTGGTGGTACAGTGGACGTATTTTTAGATGGCGAATTAGCAGGTAGTGAAGAAAGAATTGTACCGTACAAAACGTTTAACGCAATGACAGTTGGTCAAGACAATGGTATTAGTGGTGGAATTTGCAATGTAATTTATTACCCGTCGTATATTTCAAAAGCTAAAATCAAATCAAATTATGGATTTTTAAAAAATAAAAATCCACCGATTATTTAGAAAATTTCTAATATAATATTATACATATGGAATTCAAAACAATTATTATTGGATTTATTATTTTTATCGTTGTCATTTATCTTTATCAATATTTTTTTACTGACCCAACGAGAACAAGTTTATTAGATATGGGTAAAGGAAAAGTACATGTCAAAAAATCTCACACTAAACTATCAGGAAATGCTGAATCAAGCGATTTTACTTATACGATGTGGATTTATGTTAGCAATTGGAATTACAAAATGGGAAAAGATAAATTAATTATACAAAGAAAAAATATTAGCGGTGAAGTATTTCCAAAAATAAAGTTAGCGTCTGCTTCAAATGATTTAATTATTGATATGAATGTTTATAGCGATGTAGCTTCCGGTTCATCGACTTTACAAACAAAATTATCAGAACCTTGTACAGTGAGCAACATCCCATTGCAAAAATGGACGCAAATTTCGGTTATTGTTAACAATAGAGCATTGGATACATACATCGATGGTAAATTAGTAAAAACTTGTTTATTAACTGGCGTACCAAAAATCGATGGTTCTACTGGCATTGATATTTGTCCACCAAATAATGTGGGTGGTGAAAATGGTTTCGATGGTTCAATTGCAAAAGTTAGATATTATTCCCGTGCATTAAATTCAAGGGAAGTGTATGAATTATATAAAGAAGGTTATTCCGGTAGTTTATTTGGTAACTTATTTAATAAATATAAATTAAGATTATCTTATGTGAAAGACAATGAAGAAGTTGGTAGAGTAGAAATATAATATCTAAATATTATCATAATATATAATATATAGAAATGGCTAGTATAGAAAAGTTAACATCAAATATGGAGAATCCATTAAGTCAAATGGCTAACGCTGCTAGCGATTTGGTGGAGCCGAAACCAAAAGGTATATTTGCACAATTTAGGAATAATAAATTAGTATCGGGTTCAAAAGATTTTTTAGAATCAAACTCATTGGTCGCCAAAGTTGTATTTATATTATTAGTATTACTCTTATTTATTTTTTTGTTACGTTTAATGGTTGTTGCACTACATACTTTATTTGGACCAAAAAAAAATCCAATATTAATTGATGGTATAATAAATGGGAAAAAAAGTATTGTTATTTCACAAGACCCAAAAATGAATGGTTCAAAGCCAATATTACGGTCAGATAACGAAGACGGTGGTATTGAATTTACATATTCTACCTGGTTAATGATTGAAGATGATAATTTTCATTCATTTAAACCAGGTAAAATTAAACATATATTTCATAAAGGAAGTGAAGGTATTAATTCGTCAGACGATGCTATGACGGGTATGGCCTATCCTAACAATTCACCCGGTGTCTATTTACATGAAACAGAAAATAAATTAATTATTGTTATGAATACGTTTGAAAAAATTGACGAAAGGGTAGAAGTTCCTGATATACCAATTCATAAATGGATTAATTTAATTATTAGATTGGAAAATAGAAATTTAGATGTTTATATTAACGGGACAATTGTTGTGAGACATGCTCTACAATCCGTACCTAAACAGAATTATGGTAATGTATATGTAAACCAGGGTGGTGGGTTTAGTGGTTTAATTTCGGCACTTCGATATTACAATCGTTCAATAACAACTACTGAAATTCAAGATATCGTTGCTGCTGGACCTAATATGTCTTCAAATCAATCATTGAGTATTTTCCCACCATATTTATCAACAAGGTGGTTTTTAGGTAACAACTAATTTTTTTAGAAAAAAAATTATAAAAAAAAGTTTAATTTTTAAATATTTAAATTTTTAAATATTTAAAAATTAAAATATTTAAATTATAAAATAAAAGAAAAAAAAAAGAAAAAAAAAGAAATATAAAATAAATATATAAATGAAATTATATATATTTATTTTCATAGAAATTATTTTTTTGATGATGATAGGGTTAATAATACATCATGCTGAAAAAACACGAAACTTGAAATTAAGCATTGGTTTCAATAAAATAGTATTTTTTGCAGCGACTATTAAATTAACATTGTTTATTTGGGCTTTTAATAAAAATATGAAAATGTGCGATTTTGCAAACGAAATCTTTTGTTAAAAAGTTTTTCGGACGATTTGTCAAAAAAATAAATTTAAAAAGAATATATATATGTGGTTTGATAAGAATGATATTAAAAAAATAAATCAAATAAAAATGGATGATTTGGATGGTTATGTTTTACCACATGCAGGAACAAAATTTACAGGTAATATTTTATCACATACGTTAAGATTTAAACCATTGAAAAGATTTAATAAAGTATATATTTTTTATTTGCCATCTCAAAAAAAAAATGTAATCGACGGCAATATGAAATATCATCATGAGTATTATGTACCCATGAAAACATTAAAATATGTTATAAAAAATATCTGGAAAAAAAATACACCAACAAAATTTATAGGTATAAATGTATTAAATGTATTAAAAAATAAAAAATTAAAAAATATAAAAAATATAAAAAATATAAAAAATATAAAAAATATAAAAAATATAAAATTAAAAAATACTTTAATAATAATTTCTGCCGATTTTTCACATTTTTTACCAATGCAAGAAGCTCAAGGATTAGAAAATAAATGGGCACATGCTATTATGCATAAAATTAATAATATTCCAAAAACAAAAAATATAGTTGATGATATAAGAACATTTAATTTGGTGAATGGGTTATTTAAAAATATTAATTATCAATGGATTGGTAAAACACGTTCGCCCGGCGAAAAGGGCGTTGGATATTTATCATTTTTATTAAGAAAACCATTTCGAATAACTAATGTGTTTAATAAAACAAATAAAACAAATAAAACAAAAAATAAAACGAAGAATAAAATAAATAAAACGAAGAATAAAATAAATAAAACGAAGAATAAAATAAATAAAACAAGGAATAAGACAACAAATAAAATAAAACAAAAAATGAAACAACCAGACGGATTTTTTGTCACTGTGTATGATATTGAATTTCGTACCAGAGAATGTTTGGGTGAATGGCAATGGAGCAAAGAAAAAGAGAAAGAATTAATAAAAAAAGTAAAAAAAAAATCAACAGAAGAAAGTAGATTAACGGGGGGGCAAAAAAAAGAAATCCCTATTAAATATTATACTATAACATATTTGTTTTTAGAAAATAAGAAAGAATTTATAAGAGGGTTTCATGGTATAAAACAGAATGCTTTTTATTTATCAGATGTATTTCTTGAAAATACATATAATAATGGAAATTGGATAAATTATAAAGATGTACAATGGAAAAAAGGAAATAATTTTAATTTGTCTGAAACTTTTAATAAATTGAGATTAAAAGCAAAAATAGAAAAAGAAGAAAAATATAAATTATATTTTTCTAGAGTAACTCATTTCAAAATAAATTATTAAATTTATTCTTTTAAACTTGGGTTAATGCAGATGCTATTCGTAGGAAATATTTCACCCGACATACAAGTATCGTTCTCACCTACTTCAACACATGTTCTTACATTTCTATCTGCGCCTATGAAACAAAACCCCGCTTTTTTGTTTATATTATTTGACAAATTATTAGCTTTGTATTCTTTTTTCTTTTTTCTTTTTTTTTTGATAACCTTTTCTATATCATTTGTATTTTTCTTTTCTTCTTGTGATAATTTTTCAGCTTCAATATTAATTGCCGTATGAATCGCCGTGGTTGCCTTATCGTCACCAACACCATTTTTTGGACCATTTTCTGCACCATTTTTTGGACCATTTTCTGCACCATTTTTTGGACCATTTTCTGTATCATTTTCTGCATTTACATCCTCTCCTAAAAAATACGTAAAAGCATCCTGACCTTGTGTAACATATGTATATGCGTTTATCGACAATAAGCCGATAATAACAATAGCTAAAATTATTTTGAATATATACCATTTGTCAAAACTGACTGCAGTTATTCCTATAGTTTCATCAATGGATACTTCGGGAACATCAATGGATACTTCGGGAACATCAACCGATTGGGTTAAGTTGACCATATTTTCTCTTAATTTAGTTTGCATGGTACGTGGGCTTACATTTCCTGACAACATTTCTTTTAAAGAATTTGTTATTGTCTGTAATTTTTCCATATAGAAATTATTATTATTTTATATTTTTTAAATCAACGAAATACATTTATAACTTATTTAAATGTATTTTTTCTTATTTAACCAAATGTGTTGTAAAAACAAACCGTGTTGTATCAACAACCAAAGTTGTTTAAAAAAATGTAATAAAATACCAATAAAAAGATACTTTTTACCATTTCTTGCAATATTATTTATAACCCCTTTCGAAGAGGTTAGAACAATAATTTACTTACCAATAATAATTATTTTTTCATCCGTTATATTATTTTGGAATTTTACATGGATTGTATATTACACTGCTTCAAAACCATTATATTATCAAGATTTATTTTTAGATATAAAAAAATTACCGAATTACGAAGTAGATAAACCTATAAAAAGAAGATTTAAATTAATATTAGAAATAGTATTAATAATAACTAATTCATTATTAATGGGTATTTTATCCGAGATTTGGATTTTAAGAACAAATAATGATAACGACATTTTATCTATTATTGGAAAAACGGGTGGTATTATAAAAATTTTTCAAATAGTAAATAACACAATTAGTAGAATTATGTTGAAAATTTTAAGAAAATTTATATTAAAAGAAAGTCGTATTATCCGTGAAAAAAAAAGAAAGGATATATCAGAATTAATAAAATTAAAAGACATTGAAATAAAAAATGAAACGTGATTTTTGTATTGAATTAAAAGTATTGAATTAAAAAGTATTGAATTAAAAAGTATTGAATTATATAAAAAGTATTGAATTTTTTATATAAAAAGTAATTTATTTTTTCGCACATTTCTTATCTATTCTAGGGCAGCACCTAAATTTTAATCTTTGTGCGAGTGGTACACCTACAGTCGATGGTAATCCGGCTTTCATATTCCCACCACATCCATATACAGCTAAAGCGCGTTGTTTTCTAGCTCCTCCAATTGGCATTATAGATTATATTTATATTTTATTTTTCCTAAAATATTTAAACGCGTGGGATAAATGCTAAATTATTTAATTTTTCTATTTTATTAATCGTTTTTTCTAAATTATTATTTCCAATATTATTAAATAAATAGTCAGTAGCGGGTCTTTCTTCACTTTTTCTAATTTCTTTATAAATAAAATTAATTTTTGATTTAATCTTTTCAGCAATAGAAGTATTTTTAAGCACAGGTAAAGTAAAATCGTAATTTTCCGTTAAAATTGATAAAGCATAATAAATTAATAATTTTCTTTTAAACTTTACACTTTCCTGATATTTCAAACAAAAAATATTTAATAACGCAGTATTTATTTTTAATATACCCTGGCCTCTTTTTTTGGATTCAACTAAAATAACATCCCATATAATCCAAATCATTTCTTTTTGAAATTTACCTTCCACTGGGTATTGTCGTCTCGCGCATATTTTTTTTATTTTTTTCTTTTTACAAATTTTATGATATTCTAATAACCATTCAACCCAATAAATAGCTTTATGGGTTTTTTTTATTTTTATGCTTATATTCCAAGATAATTCGTTAATAGCTATGAAAATTTCACTAGGGTCTTCATTTTTAAAAGATTGTCTGCCAAATTTTTTATTTTTTGCTGACAGTTTATTTGTTAGATAGAAAAAGTCGAAATCGGATTCTTGTATTTTTGGAACATCATATGTGTTTTTTTTATTTGAATAACAAATAACACAGCAGATTTCAGCAAATAATTTTCTTATTTTATCATTGTTCCGCATTTTCAAAATATTATCAGAATAACCAGTATTAAGGATTTCTTTAAAAACGGTTATTCTCATATCTAAATATATTGGTAATTTTGGATTACCAACGTGTATGTTTTTACTTATTACTAAAATAAATATTTCCCATAAATATAAAAATTGACCAGCAGCAATGAATTCGGCAGACCAATAACTAGCAACTTCTAAATTACCAGCAATTAATGAATTTAATAATTCTTTTTTAGCATCCGATTTTTTATATTTTGAAAAGGTTATATTCTTGAATTCTGTTATTTTACGTCTATCCACTATCTCATCCATTTATATATTTTTCTATAAAAAAAAATCATATAATAATACATAATGGTAAAAAACTTAATGGTTAAAAACATAATTGAAAAAAATATAAAAAAAATTTTGAAATTAATTGAAAAACATTCGAAAACTTTATTAAAAAAATTTAACAAATCATCCTTATGGGTTAAATTATTTATAATAATGGCACTTATTTTATTGTTAATAAACAAATATAATATAAATAACCCAACTGTAGAAGGTTTTTCACAAATGAAACCGTTTGAAGTTAAAAAAAACGATGATTTGTACGACGATTTTTATGTCGGCTACTACGATGAAATAATTAGAGATGGGTATAAAACCGACTTTGAATTTAAAGAAATTTGTCATACAACCAAACCAAACAAAAAGAAAAGTAAAATATTGGATATAGGTTGCGGTACCGGAAATTTAGTAAAAAAGTTTGTTAAAAAAGGTTATAAAATAAAAGGAATTGACAAATCATCTTCTATGGTAAATAAAGCAAACAAAAAAAACCCCGGATGTGACATTGTAAAGAAAGATGCTTTAAACTCAATGAATCACCCAGAAAACTCTTTTACCCATATTTTATGTACTTATTTTACAATATATTATATGAAAGATAAATTGAAATTCTTTAAAAATTCTTACAGGTGGTTGAAACCGGATGGAACATTAACATTACATTTAGTAAATAGAGATAAATTTAACCCAATTGTCAACGCTTCTGATGTTTTAACACTTGTTTCACCACAAAAATATGCAAAAAAAAGAATAACAAATTCTATTATTAAATTCAAAAATTTTCAATATAAAGCCGATTTTAAATTACAAAAACACAAAAACCAAGCCATTTTTGAAGAAACATTTAAAAGTGATAAATCCGGAAATGTTAGACAAAACGAACACACGTTATATATGGAAAAACAAAAAGATATATTATCCCTTGCTAAATCAGTTGGTTTTATTTTACAAGGTAAAATTGATATGAAAGCATGTTCTTACGAATATCAATATTTATACGTATTGAGAAAACCATAATAACAAAAGTTAAATATTAAATATATCAATAGTGTTGATATATTTAATAGTGTTGATATAATGGTAAAAATTATACAAACGATAATAATAATAATAATCATAATTTTTTTATTAATCGGGTATTTCAAATTAAAATATCCTTTTTGGTCAAGACAACCCGTATTTCATTTGCATAATTTAATGTATTGGGTAAACCCACCCGGTATAATAAATGATAGCTTACCAGAAAAAGACAAATTTTATGATAGTAGCATTGAATTTTATAATTATGAATCGTTGCCAACTGAAAAAAAGACATTTTTCACTAATTTTATTAGAAAAAATTACATGCCTGAAAATTATGAAAAATATTGCGCAACCAACGACAATATACTTGATAATTTTGAAGCTCATAACGATAAATCATTTATTTCATTTAAAGTTTTCAATAATGAAATTTTATCATGTATGACTACCAGACCCATTGAATGTTTTATTGATGGCAATAAAATGATATTGAATTATGTGGATTATTTATGCGTTGATAAAATTCATAGGAAAAAAATGTATGCGGCAAATCAAATTTTTACACATTATTATCATTTAAGAAACAATTGCAATAATATTGTTTCATTTTTTAAAAGAGAAAATAAGAATACGATGATTGTTCCATTAACAACGTACAATAATTATATTTTCAAAATAGACAACTGGGAAATGTGTTATAATTTTGACCAACCTAATTTTAATATTATATTTATAAATAAATCAAATATGAATAAATTTTATCAACTTTTTTTTGAATGTAAGAAGTTTTTTAAATGCTTTATTAGTTTAAATCTTGGACATATTTTTCATTTAATTGAAAAAGAACATATGTTTATTACCGTTTTAATGATTAATAGCAAATTCAAATGTTTTTATGTTTTTAGAAACCCATATACTACGTACGATGGTGTTAATAGTCTCGAATTATGCTCTAGTTATAAGAACGAAGAAATAAAAGAGGATATATTTACTTTAGGGTTTTTAATATCAATGAGTCTTATTTCTAAAGATTTGCATTCTGAAATATTATTGGTGGAAAATTTATCAAATAATAATATTATTCTAAAATTATTATTGGATAAATATAGTTTTGTATCTAAACCCGTTAATTCTTTATATTTCTATAATTTTGCGTATCATCCTAAAGAAAGTAAAGATATATTTTGCATTATCTAGTATATTTTCCGGACCTCGCAAAAGAATCAACCACGAAAATTACGAAAACGCCTAAAAACATATACAAAACCAATTCTTCAGTTACATTGTGTGTTTTTTGATCTTTATTGTCTTCCAACATTTGAATAACATAATTCAGCTTTTCAAATAATACATCTTTACCCGTTACATTTGTATTATTTTGTGATTCCGAATAATAAGGAATGTATTGTTTGTAGTATTGTTTATTTGATGCGAAATCGTTTAGTTTATCGAAATCGTCGGGACCAATGTCTTCATCTATTTGGTTCTCGATTTTATCAATTGGTTGTTTTGTTAATTCGGGTTTTGGTGGTGGAGTAAAATCTGCTAAACCAGTCCCATCGTTTGAATCATCATTCCCCATACCTTCCGTTGAATTTAGGAAATTGGTAACTTTTTCTCCAGTAATTTTTTTATGATTAATATTTTCTCTCTTTTTATACGTTTTTTTATGTTTTTTATTTGACGACTTATATAAATCTTTAATTTCCTTATCGTTATTAAAATCCGAAAATCCCAAACTAGTACTCATTCTTATAAAAAAATGAGATAAAAAATTATTTATAATAACTTGCAAAATTTATAATAACTTGTAAAATTTATTTATAATAACTTGCAAAAAATATATAGTAATTTATATAGAATGAACAAAACTTTGAAAATGAAAAATTTAAATCTATTTTTTGCTGCAACTTTAATTTTATTAATGTATAAAACACCAATTTTTTTAACTGATATTGCTGCAGGTATGTTGGGTAGATTAGTATTAATAATTATTTTAGTATATACTTTAATATTCTGTGATTTTTCATGTTCCATTTTCTTCGCTTTGATAATTATTGTATTATTTCACAATACAATGGAAGGTTTGACTATGGATGGGATAACAGATGAAGTTCCGGTTGGTGAAGAATCCATGGTAGTCGACGAAGAAGATCAAGAAACTATGGTAGTCGACAAAGAGGAAGAAGATGAAGAGGAAGAAGTGAAAGAAGGATTTTTAGGACTTAATATGATTTCAAAAAAAGTTTTAAATAAAAATTTCATTGGTAATTTAAGAAATTCATTGAAAAGTAATTTAACTGATTTGGATAGATTTTTGAAAACAAATTCAGAAAGAAATACAATTTTATCAACCAAGCAATAAAAAATATAATAATATTATAAATGAAAAAACTTCATAAAAAAATTATAATATTATTCGTCAATTTATCATTATTATATATATTTTCAAACGCGGTATTTGCTATTACAGAGGGTAATGAGAATCAAGATGCTTTAACAATTGAAGAGATTGAAAAAATAAATAATAGGTGTGCAATTGCGTACGACCCAGAATATGAAATAAAAGAAATGAGGAAATGTAGGTCAGATGGAAAAATTGAAAAACTTCGTAAAAAAGAAGCAGCTCGCGAAGCAAATAAAATAAAAGATGACCTTGGTATAAGTGGTCCTACTTTTGTCTGTCCAGAAGTAACGTCTTTATATAATTTATTTGCAAAAGCTTATTGTATTGCAAATAATATAAGAAGCGGTGTACAGAATATATAATTTTTAATATAATTTTTTTATAATATTTAATAATTTTTTAATAATTTTAAATATTATATGGTAAATTTATTAGGACACGTTACGCCTTTTTTAAGTAAAATAAATAATAGTAAACTATTTGCAGGTTTTGTAATGATTTTATTAAATGTTGGTTCGAGATATGTAAAAATAGATATTAATAAATCACAAGAACAATATTTAAGGAAATCTTTGGGTAGACACATGTTAATATTTGCAACAACTTGGTTGGGAACCAAAGATATACTAATTGCATTAGCTTTAACGGGTATTTTCAATGTATTAATAGATTATATATTGAATGAAGATAGTAAACTTTGTTTGATACCTCACAAATATAGAGAATATGATAAAATGTTGGATTTAAACGGTGATGGTGAAGTTTCTGAAGAAGAAATAGAAAAAGCAATGGAAATTTTAGAAAGAGCTAGAGTAAAAAATAAACGAAAAGGTATGATAAGAAATCTTTCAAATTTTAAAGTTAATTTATGAATATATTATATAATATAAATTATGAACGATGGCCCCGGAAAAAAGACAAAAGCTGAAATAATTGAATATGACAGAAAGATAACTGAAAAAGTAGAGATTGAGGCTAGAAAAGAAAGAAGAATGAAAGAACTTGATATAGCTGAAAAGAATAAGAAGAAGTGGTCAAGTACTAAATATCAAACTGTTCAAAAAAAAAATAAAAGAACGTATAATTTAAAAATTTTATATACAATTCCAAAATTTGCAGGTGATGAAGTATTCGTTTACTATGGTAGACAAAAAAAAAGGAGTCATATTTTGGTAAATGATAAAGTACAATATTTTAATGAAAAGCATCCTAATCATTTAAAAAAAGGTATAATCAGAACATGGAAATATGATTCATCAGAACCCAATGTAAGATTTGAAGTTATTTTTAATGACCCACCATTCATTTATGAAAAAAATAGCAAAACAAAACAATTATATAAAACAAATAAGAAAATCAAAATAATAGAAAATGTGCAATTTAAAAATTTGAGAAAAATCGAAGGTTCGGGTGATTTACAGATTGAAGTTCCAGGTACGTCTGGTTTTTCAAGAAATTCATTTAACTTACGAAACAACTTGGAAGAAGCCGATAAAGACGGTAATAAGAAAAATAACATATTGAAATTTTATGAAATTTTAATATTTTTAAAAAATATTAAATTAAAAGAAAATAAAAAAGAAAATAAAGAAGAAAATGTAAAAATTATTTTGGAAGCCTTGGTTAAAATACATAGTGAAAAGAAATATATATACAATTTTTTTTTAGAAATGCACGATAAACCAAAACAATTTTATAAACCAACAACATATAATTTAACTAAAAAAATTTTCAAACAGGAGTTTATAAATCGAATTGAAAAATTTGTTATTCTTTTTAATAAAGATAAGACACCTTTTTTAGAAGAATTGAAAAAACCCGTAGAATTGAAAAAACCGGAATTTAAAATTCCATTCGATTTTTTTGATGCAATATTGATAAATTTTGGGGAGAAAACTACTAATAAAAAGGATGAAAAAAATTCAAACCCAATTTACAAGTTAGATAAAAAAGATTTTTTTATTAATAACTATATAGATTATTATAAATTCATACAGGGTGTTATGAAAAAGGAATCGGAAATTAATAATATGGAGTTTACAACTTATGATGATAAATTCAACAATGCTATAAAAAATTTTATAAAAAAAAAATTTATAAAAAATGACATATTTCACCCACAAGAAGTTAAAATAAAATATACAAATAAAACAACAGCTGATAAAACAATATTATACAATACCCCCAATAAATTAGTAGAGCCCACCAATGATAAGGTTTTTACCATAAACAAATATAGTTTTATTGATACTTTAACACAACACAACGACTATATTGAAAAGGATGATAATAAAAAAGAAAAAGAAAAAATATTTATTATTGAAAAAATTGCAGATGTTACACCTGGTATAATAAAAATTAAACTAGTTATAGATTTAAACATTAAAGATTTTTTAACAACTAGTGAATTAATAAATGAAGATAAAGGTAGTTCTGTTATGAGGATGTTTGGTGATATAGTAAGTAATATTGGAAATAATCTAAATTGCGACGTTTCCAGAAGAAACTTCGATAAAAATTTAGACATTATAAAAGAACAATTTAAAGATAATGTTAAAAAACCCGAAATTCCAATTATAGAAGAAGACAAACCCGCAATGAACAAAAGTAAAAATATTGTTTCTATTCAGAAACTTTCTCCAACTGTTTCTAGAATAACATCTTCATTCCAAAAAGCCGGTAATAAATCTCTTAAAAACATAAAAATAAAAAAAAATACAACTCTAAAAAATAGATATTTTGGAAAAAAGGAAATTTTAAAATTTATATAAATTACTTAAATGATATAATTTAAGTAATTAAATGTTAAAAAAAATGAACTCTTCGGAATTCGCGGAAGAAATGAAAATGGGTTGCGATGTTAGCGAACCATCGCGTAAATTTATTACACATAAATTTAATACACATAAATTAAAAACACGTAAATTAAATCCACAGGACAAAAAAACATATTGTGAACATGTTTGTGAAGCTGTACCACTAGTTTTTAAAAACTTTAAATATAAAATGAGTGACCATTTGTTGCTTGGTGGGGAACATGTGCATAAAATATCACCCGGTTACAATTCACCAATAAAAGCCAATATGGATGAAGAAATAACATCTGAAGAGAAACTGGAAATTGTAAAATCATCACCATCATTTGGTATGTTTAGTTTATTTAAGTATCATATTAAAAGAGGATACTTAAATAAGGAATTAAAAAAAACAAACAAAATTTTTTGTTCCCACATATTTTCACTCATTTTTGCTTTACCCATCTTAATTTTTATTGGACAGTGGTTACTATATATAGCGCTTATAATGAATGAAAATAATAAATTTAATGGACATATTTGTGATAATAATGGTTCTTTTGAAAATAAAATAATGATTAGTGGAATATCTATTGTTTATTTTGCTCGTAGTTTTTTCATTTGGGATAATATAACAAATAGTTTAAGTTTAAAAAAAATGAACAGAGTCGATAGCATTTCATCTATCATAGATACGTTTCAAGAATTTTCATTTAGTTTATTAGTTTATGGAGCCAATATTTGGGTGGTATTTGTTGAACAAGATATCCAAAATATGATATTAAATTCATTAGCCATGGAATTCTTAATGGTTTTAGATAACGAGTTTGAAGAATTATATTTCCAATATTTACCTGGTGCAGCTGATGATATATATGATAATATTTTTGTTTCTTATGAAGAAAATATTGAATTATTGGAAAAAAGACAAAAAAAAGATAACTGTTTTAATTGTTTTAGTTGTGTTTTATTTGTACCGTATAAATTACTTGTTATTGGGGTTTTTATATTCCCAATTTTCTGCTTTTTCATGATTTTCGCCGGTCCCATTTGTAAGTAATTTTTTTTCCAATACGTCCAACCTAAAACGTAACATTTCAATTTCTTTTTCTTTGTCCGGATATTTAAAATACCAATTATACATATATTTTGTTCCATTGATGGATAGAGACCCTATATTATATAATAAATCTACAGCTTCGTATAATATTATTCCCAATACCATATATATATTAAATAACTTTTTATAATTTTCATAAATATCATGAATATCATACATCAACTTTTTTTGCAATAATAATATTAATTATTGGATTGGACAAACCAATAAATGATTTCAAATTGTTAATTTTTCTGGTTAAATTCCATTTTTTATTTCTCATCCGTCTACCTTTTTGTCTTACCTGTTTTACGGTTAATGTGTCTTGGATGGAATTAATAAATTGTTTTAATTCGGTTGAAAAAACCTTCAGTTTGTCTTCAAGTTTTTTTATTTTAATAAATTTTCTTTTTAATTCTATTGGTGCACCTTTTTTTTTTGAAAATTTCCGCATTTCTATATAATTATCGTTTAATAATTTTTTCCTATATTGCCAATGATAATTATTCAATGTTGTATTAATCAAATCAACACTTGAATGACCATCGTTAATACCACAATTCATACATAAAGGGCATGATTTGTGTCCACACCTGAACCAAGTTAATATACAATTTGTATGAAAATAATGTTTGCATTCTGGTAATTCATACATATTTTCATAAATATTTTCATAATCGCATACAATATTCATATTTTCATGACATATAGCACAAATTTCATCGAACTCACTCATAATAATTAAATTATATAAAGTTGTTTTAAAATTGATTTTTTAATATTATTAATATTAAAAAAGTATTAAAAAAGTATTAATATTAAAAAAGTATTAAAAAAGTATTAATATTAAAAAAGTATTAAAAAAGTATTAAAAAAGTATTAAAAAAGTATTAAAAAAGTATTAAAAAAGTATTAAAAAGTATTAAAAAAGTATTAAAAAAGTATCAAAAAGTATCAAAAAAAAATGACTTTATATCGTAGACCAGCTTGTATTAACTTTGATGATTCCATGAAATCTATTATCAATTGGTGTATTAAAAACCCATTCGTTATTGAAAGTACTTTATCAAGAAAGGAAAAAAATAAACAAATGAATATTAATGAAAAAAAATGGGGTAATCAAATTATTGGCAGAGGTCCTGAAAATCATACTTCCCAATGGACTACTATCCTAGGTGAATCGATTGTTGCTGAAGTGCTTTCTTCTCAAGGTCATACTGTTTACAGGCCAAAAAATATGAATGGTTATAAACCGGATTGGGAAATCGAAAATGCTATTATTGAAGTGAAAACAAGAAGCTGGACCACATCAGGCACAGCTGGAGAAAAAGTATTTGGTGTTCCATATAAATATGCTGAAATCCCGAAATTGTATGGGAAACCTCTTAAGATAGTGTGTGTTGCATATCAAGAATGCGAATTAATGCATGGAAAAACGCGAGTATTTGGTGACGACATATCAACTGAAAAAAAAGAGATGTTGGCTTTTTGGAAAGAAAGAAATATTGAATTTGTTAAATTTTCAGATATCATCAATAAATTTTAAAATAATTTCAAATTTTTTTAAAATTTGGAGTTTAGCGTTTTCTTCGGCGTCTTTTTCTTTTGGTCTTTCTCTTGGTTTTTCTCTTGCGTCTTCTTTTGGATTTTCTTTTGGATTTTCTTTTGGATTTTCTTTTGGATTTTCTTTTTTTGCGTCTTCTTTTGCGACCACCGTATTTTGATGCTTCTAGTTCTGGTTCTGGTTTTGGTGGGTCTTCTGTTGCTGATTTGTCTTCTTCTGCAACCAATTCATTCAATGCCTTTGCGATGTTGAATGAATTGGTTTGGTTTCCTACTTCATCACTGGTAAAAGCGTTTTTCCATGGATCGTCGCCATTTTTTACCCACGTTCTTACTCTTTTTTGTTTCTCTTCGGTCATTGTTGGGTATTCTTTACGTATATTATAGAAAAGGGGACCGGTAACGCTGGTTTCCAAGAATTGTAGTTCTGGTAAAATTTTTGTTTTTATTGACATATTATTATATATATAACGAATATTTTATTTTATAAAAAGTTGCTAAATATTTAACGCAATAAAAAATATTTTCAAATTTGAAATTATTTTCACAAAAAAAAAATATTTTTAATTATAAATTAATAATTCTTTTGCTTTTGCTCCCGGATTTTTAGAATTTATTGCCCTTTTACAAATTATTTCTTCCAAAATAATTTTTTCATCAGTATATTGTTTTTGCACATAAGGTACATTGGAATTGCTCAACAAAAACTTTACTCCCTTTAATTCATATAATTTTGTTATATTAAATACATTTTTATGGTCTTTCTCTTTAAAACCGCGTTTATCGTATGTTACAAATGATTTTTCATTAACAGGTGCATAAGGCGGGTCCATATAAACAAAATCACCTTTTTTTGCTTTTTTAAACGTTTTAATAAATTCGATTGATTTGAATTTAACATTTTCTATCAACTTGCTAATTGTATGAATATTTTCTTCGGTTATTATTGTTGGGGTTTTTTTATAATGGCCAAAAGGTACATTGAATCCGTTTGGGCCTTCCCGGTATACTCCGCGGAAACACAATTTATTCAGGATAATAAACAAAGCTGAACCATAAATGGTTAACTTTTCATAGTTGTATTGCTTCCTCAACCAATAATAATACGTTTCTCTTGATTCCACCGCTTCTTCTTTCGTTTTTGGTTTTCTATTGTTTTGTATGTTTTCCACCTTATTATTTTCAATATACGGGCAACTATCGTAGATGTCCATTATTTCTATTATTTTTTTATATAAAGTTGATGGATTTCTTTGTATATTTTTGTAAAGATAAATTAATTGCTCATTAATATCATATGCGAATATTTTACCTTTTATTTTAATATTGGATGAAAGTAAAGCTAGTAGAACACTGCCGCCACCTAGAAATAATTCATGGTAATTTTCCATTTCTTTTGGAAATTTGGAAAGAATTTTATCGATGATTTGTGTTTTTCCACCTACCCATTTTAAAAATGGTTTTTGCATTAAATATATTGGTACCGATATATTTAATTTCATTTTATTTATCAATTTATATACTTTTGGGAAAAGTATAGCAAAAAATTGTACTTTTGTCGTACTTTTTCCAAAAGTATAATTAGAGGTCCAGTGAGATAGTATTTCTTTCACTCTTTGGTTTTCTTTTGGATTTTTTGATTTGTTTCATATCACTTTTCATATCATTTAACTCCCCAATGCTAACAGTACTTCCCGGTTTTTGTTCTTTCAAATTAATTTTTTTTGTTTTAAGACCAGAAAGAATATCTCTTAAATCGCTAGGACCACGCATTTCCTTTCTTTTTTCATTCACTGAAGCAAAATTAGATTCCATATTTTCAGCATCATTGAAACTTGCTCGAGTGTTCGAACGTGCCATATTTATATCTGGTCTTGATGATGGCATTTGTGGTGGGTCCATACGCATACCTTCGTTTGGTCCCTGTGGACTTCCACGTGGGGGTTGCGACATTCCACTGACCATATTCATAAATCCACCTAAACCCGGACTGCTTTCTCCCATAGAACTAGCCGCGGCTTGAGTAAATTGTTGCATTAAATCCGGATTTTGTCTCATAATATCATCCATACCAGGCATAGCAGACTTAAACATGGTGTTGGTCATATGAAGCATAACACCACTACCACCCAACATGAATAGTAATTTGAGTTCGGGTGCCATTTTTGCTTTCGACCCGTATTTTTCATGAAGTTCTGCAAAAACATCATCATATTCCTCCATGTTTTCATTAACCGCTTCTGCCCAACCATCCAATTTCAAATCAAATGGGTCAAACCGACCATTTAAAAATTCAAGACCTGAAACACAGGCCATTAACATTTTTCCCTGGAATTTTACGCTATTCGATGTTTCTTTTTCTGCCTTCAATGTTTCATATTCTCCTTTCATCTCGTCCAATGATGAGTCCATTGAATATTTTTTGCTTAATGATGCACCTTTTCGTTCAATTGATTCTAAAAGTCTTAAATATTTGAATTTTTCACGTAAAAGGTCTTTTGCGGTCATTCTTGGTTGTGAAGGCGGTAATACATTGGGGTTAACGGGTATTTCATTGAATTTTTTAAATCCGTCATTCGATTCTGATTTTTCGGTTTTATTGGCTTGTTTTAAAATATCTTTTTTTATGAAATTAGTAGAATCGCCAATTTTACCGTCATCGTTGAAATTTATTTTGAAATCATTGGATGGTATTTTAATATCTGAAAAAAGCGATGATTGCTCACTTTTCAATGAACCGATATTAATCTCATTGATATCGTTAATTTCCATGTCAGAACCCTTTTTTTGTGTTTGTTTTTTGGGATTCATTAGTAAATCAGCTCCTGGGCCAAAATTAACACTTTTTTTAGTATCTTTTTCCATAATATTTAATTTTGTATTATTCGTTTCTATTATATTTATTTCTTGGATATCCATTATGTTTAATATATATCATTTAATTTTAAGTATGACGCATAAATTATTATTTAATAATATGATTGATATACCATAAACATTGTAAATAAGAATCAGCCAAATCGTCTTTTTTTGAATTTTTGTTAAAATAATCTAACCATTTATGCAAATTTGTATCTGTTTGTAAAAAATTCCTTGTAATTTCTATCCCTAACTTTTTCCTTTCGCTATATGTACTTTTTCCTTTCAAAAAATCTTTTAATTTATTTGAGGCATTTACTAAATCAATATTTTCCATTTTTTTTTCAATAAAATGTTGCGTTATCATACCTTGCATCATTTTCATTCTTAATGCTAAAGGACCTATCTGATTTTCTACAATAACTTTATCTATTTTTACATTCTTAAAAGTTTTATCTAAATGTTTTTTTAATAAAATCCCACAATCTATCATATTTAATTTATTAGCGTTAATTTTTTCAATGTTATTTAAATATTTTTCGTCTAAATATTTAATAATTTTTATTACTAAATCATCTTTTTTTATTTTTAAAAATTCCATTTCATGTTCTTTACAAAAGTCAATTAATTTTTTATGTGCAATTCTTTTATTATTTAAAAGTTTATTTTTTAATATTCTTATATCGTTGGATGGTGTTATAAATTCACTGTTTTTTGAATGAATACTGCAAAAATTGCAATTGTTCTTCGTAAACTTCGCATTTTTTCCACATACAGTTTTTTTCTTTTTTAATTTCTCATTACAAATTTGTTTTTTCTCTCTACAAATATTTATTATATCCCATTTGTCTATTGTTATTTCATTATTTTCATAATTTACTAAACAATATGCTAAATTTTTAATTCCTACATCAATACTCAATATCTTCATTTGAATAGTTATTTTGTAAGTTTTTAAGTTTTTTTTAAATATATTTTTTAAGTTTTAAAATATATTTTTTAAGTTTAAAAAGCTTTATCTCTTTGATGCTAATTTTAATAATTCTTCTTGTGTTACAATAGGTGACACGTAAGAATTTTGCAATTCTCTTCTTTCTAAATATAAGTTTTTTAAATCCGATGATTCATAACCATAATGTTGTTTTTTATCATTTATACTTTTATATAAATATTTACCATATGATTTCATTTCCGTAAATTTATCTATACATTCCGAACATTCATCACACGATGAAATATTATTTTTATTAATTAATGAAACACCGTTTGAAATTAAAAATTGCCTATATTCGTAATTGTTTTTCATTCCAGTTTTTTTTTTCAACTTTTCATTTAAATCACATGCTGGATTATATAAAGTAAATTGTTTCCCATCACTCATGAGAGCTGGAAAATCTTTATGAATATTATTTGAACCTGAATAGCAAGTACCCCAACTCATTTTATACTTAATATATATAATATTTTTAATTATTTTTTAATAATTCTATCAATTCCGGTTTTCTTAATCTTTTATAGTTCTCGAGATTTCTTTCTTCGCATAAGGCTTTCAATTCTACAACCTTGCAACTATCATAATCAAATTCAACCATACCTACCGTTTCATCAACCATTTCTTCAACCATTTCTTCAACCATTTCTACAACTGTTTCATCAAGTTCTTCACCAAGTTCTTCACCTTTAAATACTTCAATATCATTAAGTTTTTTTTCTAAAACAATTGGTAATTCTACATCACTTTCTAAATTTAATGAAATTTTTTTTATATTTTCACCAATCACCAACTCATTTTTTTCGTCGCTTTCATCATCACTTTCATCACTTTCTGTATTACTTTCATCTGAATCACTTTCATCGCTTTCATCGCTTTCATCGGAAACATTAATTAAATTATCAACTTCGTTGTTGATATTGTTAATATCATTAATATCATTAATATCATTATTTTTGTTATTTTCGTGGTTCTCATATATTTTCATGGAATTTCGTTGTGAAGTATGACTCTGTACTAATTGAAACATTATGTCCAGTTTTTCTTCAACTTTGCCGATTCTGCTTTTGAAATATACAAAAAGTAAAATACTGCTTAATAAAATTTGGGCTAAACAAATTACCAACATATTCATAATATATTTTTTTAATATTATTCTTTTAATATTTAAACGAAACAATATATTAACGAAAAATATATTAAAGTTTTTCTAAAATGCTTTTGGCGGTTTTCAGAATTTCTTTCGGGTATTTTATTTCTTTTAAAACGGTTATACCACCCTTTATAATTGAAATACCTTCTTCAATTTTGTAATAATATTTGGGTTTATCATTTATAATATCTGTTTTCATATTCCAATTGGTAATTTTGTCATCTTTTTTATAAAGTTCACATAACCTAATAAAATGCGTGGTTAACATGAATTTAACATTATTTTTTTTGGTAATAAATTTTAAGTAACCAAAAGCAGCACTAATAGCCTCGTATGGATTTGTTCCCGAATACAATTCATCGAAAACACAGAAATGCCTAGAATGTGGATTTTTTTGAATAACATCTAAAATTTCTTTACATCTTCTTGCTTCCGCTTGAAATAAACTATCCCTACCAGATGTATCCGGAATATTAATATAACAATGAATGTAATTAAATGGTGAAATTGTAGCAGAATCAAAATACCCTAAACCAAATTGCTGACAAAAAATAGTACTCAAAATCGTCGCTTTTAAAATCGTTGTTTTTCCTGCTGCATTCGGTCCGGTTATAATTTTATTTTTTTTAAAGTTAACATCATTTTTTATTGGATTATCAATACTAGGATGATATAATTTCTTAAATTTCAATATACTTTTCTTTTCCTTAAACTTCGCCAAATTTATTTTCTTTTCAGAGAGATTTTTATGCAAACCCTTCATGTTATCCATATAACCATTAAACCCGAATGAATAATTTAACATATTTTCTACATCAAAGTCATCGTAAATCGTATAAAAGTATTTCATTATCTTACCAAGTTGCATAACATTTTTTACATCTAAACTTTTTTTCGGGATATTATTAATTTTACTAACAAATGCTTCCAATTCACTTCTATTTTTTATTAAATCTTTTTTGAAATCAGTGTAAGTATCGCGTTTATCAATTATTTTCTCATACGTTTTCATTTTTTCAATTGTATATTTTAAATACACTCGCAGCGTATCAATGTTTTCAGAAATAAAAAATGCATTTTTATAAAACCGTCTACAAGATAAAATATTTTGATATACATTGAACACATACATCCCCGCGCAAAATAATATATAAGCTTTTTGGTTTAATTTAACTTTATTAAATGAAGTAAATAATTGCCCAATTGCGTGGTTTTGTAGTTGCAATATCAATATTTGTTTGTATGTTTTCCATGTTATTTTCATTTTCAACCCTCTTAAAATTACATATGGCATTATAAAAAGCAATAGTGGTGATAGAAGATTGAATATTGGTGAAGAAAGGTTATATATTGTCAAAATGTGTAAAAAAAGCGTAGAATAATTCAACCACTTAAATCTATCCCAACCAATATATTGATATTTATCGATAAATTCATCGTCGTTTTTTATATTAGACCAATTTTCATATGTTTTATCAATTAATGCTTTATTCATTGGAATTTTATCCATTTCGGAATTTACTTTTTGTGTATCTTTTAAGTATTTGACATCGGCTGTATAATAATTTGAAAATTTTTCCATACATTTTTTCCCCACGTTCGTTTCGGGTTGTAATAACTTTTCGTATATAGGTTTATTTTTTTTATCATATGTCTTCAATAATTCTAAATCATTTTTAATTGTTTCATTGATTTCATATTTATTTTCCAAATATTCTATTGGATATTTAAAATTTAATTTCATATTAAATTTTAAATATAATTAAATTAAAAAGTAATTACGCAAAAAAAAGGCATTTATATTAGCAAATTCATAGTTCCACAAATTCATAGTTCCACAAATTCATAGTTCCACAAATTCATAGTTCCACAAATTCATAGTTCCACAAATTCATAGTTCCACAAATTATACACCTAGATTTTCAGCATAATTGGATGGCATTTCTACAATGTTAGTATTATAAAATTCTTCAAATTTCTTTAATTTTTCTAAATCATATTTTGTTTGAAAGTTAATTGCCACACCTTTTCTACCCCATCTACCACTTCTACCAATTCTATGTAAATATGTAAATTCACTTTTAGGTATATCAAAATTAATAACAACGCTAACTTGTTGGACATCGATTCCCCTCGAAAATAAATCAGAAGTAATTAATACACGACAACTTCCACTTTTAAATTCAGCATGCGTTTTCTTTCTTTCATCTTCAGTCATTTTACCATGAATTTTCTTTACAGGGAAATTATCTTCCAACATAGCTTCTTCTAAATCATCGACTCTTCTCGTACTATTACAATAAATAATACTTTGTGAAATAGTTAAAGTCGAAAAAATATCTTTCAATGTATCATATTTTTCACTATCATCATTTAAATTAACAAAATATTGTGAAATACCCTGCAATGTTAATTCCTCGTTTTTAACTAAAATTTTTATTGGTGTTCTCATAAATGTTTTTGCTATTTCCATTAATTCTTCAGAAAGCGTTGCACTAAATAACCCAATTTGAATACTTTCAGGCATGTATTGTAAAATGTTACCCATCTGCTCCTTAAACCCAGTTGATAACATTTCATCCGCTTCATCCAATATTAATAAATCTAATGTTTTCACGTTCAAATAATTTCTTCTTATCATATCATGTACTCTACCCGGTGTACCAATGACAATTTGTGGCACTGTTTTTTCAATTTGTTTTCTATTTTCATCAACCGAAGTACCACCAACTAATAAAATGGAACTAATTTTCAAATAAATTCCCAATGCATCAACGACTTGCTTAATTTGCCTGGCAAGTTCATGTGTAGGTGCCAAAATTAATACTTGCGTTTTCTTAATTTTTTCATTCATGATTTGTAATGAACCGACCACGAATGCACCGGTTTTACCTGTACCCGATTGCGCTTGGGCAATAATATCCTTTCTTCTACCATTTGTCCCATAAATAAAAGGCATAACCGCTTTCTTTTGGATGGAACTTGGTTTTTCAAAACCATATGCGTAAATGCCCCTTAAAAGTTCATTTTTTAAATCTAAATCACTGTCTTCCCAAGAGGTGATTTCTTTATGTTTTGAAGAGGTCGTCACCTTTTCATTTTGTTTTGTTTCTGGTTGATTCATCTTGATTAATTTGAATTTTTATATTTAAGTATATTTGAATAATATTAATTATATAATTTAAAAATCAATTTAGAATTTGGAAAAGCGTCAAGAAAATCTCGAAATCGTCAAGAAAATCTCGAAATCGCCCAAGAAAATCTATAACAAAACAATATAAAAAAAATTATTAATATTATTAATATTATGTTGGTATACCGAGTTGAAAATTTTTCTGAAATAGAAGAAAAAAACACAATTGAAGAATTAGACAATTCTAGTATTGCAGTTATAAATGCTATTTCAAAAAAAGTTGGAGCACCCACATATAGAAAAACACCAGTCTTCAGGAAAAAAAGACAAGAAGCTGAAATAACTATAAATGGCAAGGTTTTCAAAAAAACAAAATTTGTAAATAAATTGGATGAAGATGAAATCAACCTTGATAAAATAAGGGAATCATTGAATAAATTAACAAAAACAAATTATGATGCTATTTCAACAGAAATTATTATGAATATTAAACATTTTATTTATTCAAAAAATAAAATCATTTTAATTTCCATTGGCAAATCAATCTTCGACATCAGTGGTCTAAACAAGTTTTGGGTTAAATTATATGCAAAACTTTTCAATGAACTAATTAAAAGTTTCCCAGTAATGAGAGAAATTTGTATTAAAAATTTCGATTCTTATATGAGTTTATTTAATAATATCGAAGTTGTCGATGAAAAAAACTACGATTTATTTTGCAAAGTTAATAAAACTAATGAAAAAAGGCGTTCTTTAACAGATTTTTATACAAAATTATTTAGTTACGATATCCTATCCAATGAAAATATGTTTTCTATCTTAAACGAATTAATAACAAAAATGAAGTACGAAATTGAAACGAAAAATCTCGCAATTATGGAAGAAGTATTTGAAAATATCAATATTATTTTCTCGAATATTGGTAAAAATATATGCACCCACAAAAAATATGATATAGTTTGTGGAGAGTTAATTGATATTTATAATTCCATTAATACGTTGGGCATCAGTAAAAAATTAATATTTAAATTAGGTGATTTATTTGAAGAATTAGATATAGAAGTCGATTAAAACGTTATTAAAAAAAATATAAACAAGATAATATATTATAAACTATATGCCCATAGTTTATAATATTAAAGAAAGTCGAGAGACATATAACAAACACATTAATTTACATGATGATTTATCTAATGATTTACACAATGATTTACACAATGATTTCCATTGTGATTTATCTAATGATTTACACAATGAAATCAATGATATTGTGGAAGAAGAATTGAAAAATAATTTTAATGAAACAATGCTTTCTTTACAACTCTTTTACGAAGAGTATACAAAAAAAGAATTAGAAATTATAGCCGATTATTATTATATTTCAAAAAGAAAAAAAAGAAAATTAGAATTAATTCAAGATATTATTTTGTTTGAAATCGACACTCAAAATAACGAAAGAACGCAAAAAAGAAAATTGATGTGGTTTTATATATCAGAAATAGAATCAGATAGTTATTTAAAGAAATTTATTATATTTAAATAAAATATAATGATTCAATCTGTTATAAATGACGACATTGAATATATTGTTGATAAAAATATAGATGACGTTGACCTTGGTAGAACCGTTTCCGTATTCGAAGTGCAATTATTTGATATAGATGTGTGTTTATCAGTTGGAGACATAAATGATTTATATAAACAAAAAAATGTGTTATTCACCCCAGTTTATTTAATTATAAATGATGATAAATGTGAAAAAATAGGATACTTCGAATTTTACGCAACCGATATAGCAACTTATATGAGCAAAGATGGTGAACTCGATATTTCTTTAATTGAAGGACCGTTGATTTTCGATTATATTGATAGCGATTATTTATTAGCACAATTAGCAAAAAGTAAATTTTTACAACAATTCAAGTTAGCAGATGCCGAATTTTCAAATGACTTGAAGAAAGATATTGAAGAAAAAATTAAAGAAAGTCAGCGAGGGAAACCGATTGAAAATATAGAAGAAATTGAGAAAATTGAATTATTAATAACCGAATTTGATGGGGAATATATTTCAAAAATAGATAAAAAGTTGCAAAAAATATATAAAAAACAAGTAAAAGAATCCATAATAACTGAAAATAGCAATTGGGTTCAAAAGCATTACAAAAATAATAAATTTGAAATAATAGATAATGAAGGTGGTGGTGATTGTTTATTTTCAACGGTCCGCGATAGTTTAGAAGATATTAACATTAACATTAGCGTCCAAACATTGAGAAATTTACTTTCAAATTCAATGACTGATATAAACTATACAACATACAAAGAAAACTACAACTTAATAAATAATGAAATTATTAAAATAAACGAAGAATTAATAAATATTAAAAAAGAAAATATACATCTGAAAAAAACGTATACTGAATTAACAGAAAAAGCAAAATTATTGCAAAATAGCGGTGAACGAGACGAATTTAAGAAAATAGTAAAAGAAAGAGAGGTAGTCAAAAAACAAAATAAAAAATTAAAAGAGACAAGTGTGGAATTATTAAATCAGAATAAATCAGCGTTAATAAATTTCCAAGATTTTAAATTTATGAAAACTATCGATAATTTAAAAAAACTAAAAGTTATTGTAAAACAACCAAATTTTTGGGCAGATATAAATGCGATTTCAATGTTAGAAATAATTTTAAATGTTAAAATTATCATTTTATTGAAGAAAAAATACAACGAAGGTGAACATAATTTATTGTCATGCGGTGATATGGTTTCCGAAACCATTACAACCAAAGGTTCTTTTAAACCTAAATATTACATTATCGTATCATTTATGGAAAAGGCTGGTGGAGACCATTACGTTTTAATTACTTATAAGAAAAAAAGAATTTTCACATTCTATGAAATCCCATACTCAATCCGCGAAGCCATTAAAAATAGTTGTTTATCGAAAGATGATAAACAACGAACATTATTTGACTATATACCAATTTTCAATAAATTTAGTAAAGAATAAGTAAAGAATAAATATATAATTCAAATATATATATGAAATTTATTAATTTACCGCTTTTTATAATCAGTTTATCAATAGGGCTCTTTGTAAATTACATCACTGACCCAAATACCAAAACCGTATTTGTTTATCCCACACCAGATAACTACCATCAATTACAATATAAAGGTAAAGATGACACCTGTTTCGGATTTACACCCAAAGAAGTAAAATGCCCAACCAATGAAAAAGATATAGAGCCTTATGCTGTTACCGAAAGATTTTAAAATATTAATTTAGTATATATGTTTGTAAGAAGATTAATAAATAGTAAATTTGGACAAAATATTATGTCAATCCTTTTAGGATTAGGGTTAGCAACATTCTTTAGAAAAGCATGCAACGACCGTAATTGTTTCCTTTTTAAAGGACCCGAAATGGATAATATAAGGGGAAAAACATTTAAATTTAATGATAAATGTTATAAATACAAAGAAAACGCCCAAACATGCGATAAAACAAAAAAAATAATAAATTTTGCGTAATAATTTAATTAAACCAATATTTTTAGAATTTATATATGTCAACTAGTATTTCTTCATTGCCGAATGAATTAAGTAATGAAAAAAAAGACCCTGTTTCACTCAACGTTAAAGAAAAAGACACTAGTATGCAAAATACACAGAGTATGCAAAATACATCTAGTCTGTCAAATACACCATCTGCCGAATTATCAAAAGATTCAATTAACCAAATAATAGAAGGATTGCAACAGGCATCCAGTTCTGGGTCGACATCTTTGCAAAGTCGAGATATACCAATGAGTATGGGGCAAATAACGCATGATTTTACGGCGAGGCCTAATTTTGTACCAGCTCCAGAAAAGGTAAATTACATTCAAGACGAAGAAACGATGGAAACTTTAATTAAACAGAAAAGAGAAGAAAAAACTAACCAAATGGAATATTTTTACGATGAAATACAAACACCACTGCTTGTTATGGTGATGTTTTTTGTTTTTCAATTGCCTATTTTTAAAAAATCAATGGTTAATAATTTTCAAGCTTTCTTTTTAAGAAATGGTAATTATAATCTAAAAGGTATGGTTTTTACTACTATTTTATTCGGCGGTTCTTATTATTCTATTATAAAAACTATCAAATACTTAAGCGAATTATAAATTTTAATTAAAATTTAATTAAAATTTATTTTCAAATCATTTTTTTACGTTTTATTTTGCGTTTTATTTTGCGTTTTATTTTGCGTTTTATTTTGCGTTTTATTTTGCGTTTTATTTTGCGTTTTATTTTGCGTTTTATTTTGCGTTTTTTTTCGTTTTTTTTCTCGTTTTCTTTGGTTTTATTTTTTTGGTTTTTTTACGTATGAGTTTTTTTCTTTCAGCTATTTGATGCGGGATATAACGCAAAAACCACCATTCAAATTTATCAGATTTGCGATCATTTTTTAATTTATGAAACATTTCTGTTTTTTCCGCACGCATTTTCTCTATTGTTAATTGTTCTCCATAACAATCAATGCTAAATCTTTTCAACAATCCTTTTTGTTTTAATTTATTTCTTTTTTGTGTCTTGAACAAATATTCACACATACATAAAATTCTATTTTTCATATAATATTCTCTATCAACAAACATGAAAGCCAAATAAAAACTCAACATAGTATCAATCGTAGCAATTCTAACATTTTTTTTATTTAATCTTAAAACATTATAACTATGGCACGCCAATGGTTCATACATAAATATAATTGTTTCACGACCAATTCTCACTTCATAATGCGCGGCAATAACTTCACCAACGCCCTTTTTTTTATTGATACTTATATCTTTGTAACCTTGTTTTTCAAGTATTTCTTTTAATTTGTTTGCCGTTTTTTTTGGTTTAGTTGATAAAACATCGAAATCGGGAATTCTACTAATATCTTTTTTTCTAGATTTTCTTTTAATTGTTTTGTAATATAATTTATTAGCATAAGCACCAAAAAATATACAACCTTCGTCAATTAAAAAGTTCAAAGTAATTTTGAAAACTTTTTCCTGTAATTCTTTCAACTTTTTTTTAGTCATTTTCTCCTCATCCGATTTCAAATATTTTTTTAAACTTTTCCCAACATAAATTTTCTCTTTTTTTACACCTATTTCAAAAATTCGTTGTATTTTTTCCGACCCACAATCTTTACCTTTTAATGGAAAATGTTTATTCAATAAGGTTAATCTTTTTAAAACTTTTTCCCATCGACTAACGTCCCCCATTGGTCTGCTCAACTCCAAATACATCAGCATTCTTAAATAATTCGGAGACGTATAATAAATACCATCCCTTATCTTTGAATCTTTTTTTAATGTTTTAAATAATTCCGGAACAATATACGTAATATCCGCTACGGGTATGTAATTAACGAAAACTTTAAAAGTCCCTGAATGAATACCCGATTTGGCTTCAACCTCCATAAACCCCTTTTTATAATATATATCTGCTAATTCTTTTGCATGTTTTAATGGCGTTGGTGAAAAAAAGTCATAGTCTGGTATTTCTATATCTTTGTTATAAAACTGTACTTCTTTCGGTAATAAATTATTAATAGCAGTCCCACCGTAACAAATTAATTTTTTTTTTTTTAAAAATTGTTCCACTATTTCAATAATTGTTTTTATTTTGGGATTATCTATTTTTTTTCTTCCTTTCATTTTATCTATTGAATCGACGGCTGAACGCATAATTGCTAATTCACATTCTTCAAAATTGACTTTACAATCCATGATATATACCATGGATAAAATAAAAAAGTAAACAAAAAAGTTTACACAATAAAACCTTTCATTTTCATTTTCCCAACCGTGATTACGTGTTCCTTTGTACCCGGATTTAACTCTGGGTTTTGTTGTTCTATTTCGAAAACTGTTGTTGGTTCTGGTCTTAAGTGTGGTGGTTTTAATATAAATGCCTTTCCACTTTCTAAAAACATTTTCCGATAACCTTTCAAATTATCATCATGAAAACCTCCTCCGAAATTCATTAAAACACCTTGTATACCATATCCATGATGCATTTTGTATTTGGAATTTTTTCCCATAACATCAGGCTTCGTAATTACAAATTCTACCTTTGATAATGCTATACCTACATCTGGTGCCAATGCATTTTGTATTTGATAATCAGTATAAAATGATGTTTTGCTGGTACACCACGCAGTATTACCTTTTGTCGTAATTTTTTTTTGTTCGCAATTAATGGTTGCACCATTTACTATTTCTCTAAAACCTGCATAATCACTATAATTTTTATATGGGTCATCAACCAAAATAATAACTTTATTTTTTAAATTTTTAAATGGTGTACTAAATACATCTCCCTCATATTTATCATTTTGTTTTGCTAATTTTTTATCTACTAAATAGTCTGAAAAATGTTTCATTATTTTTTTTTCTAAAATTGTAAATACATTTGGATTTTTACTCACTATTCTAAAATTTAATATTAATGGATCATAACTGTTTGGACCACTGTTCAAGGCTTTTTTTTTTATTTCTGAAAAAACACTACCAATGGGTAAATCATTATACGTATCTTTCATATATATATTATTTCTACCAGCTGCCACAACAACTTTCCCATTTTTAAAGTATATTTCAAAATCCAACAACCTTACACCCAGATTTATTACAATTGATAATGCTTCAAGGCTAACATGACCATTAATAACTTCACCAGCGCAGCAACTATTTGCGCTTCCATAGACATAATAATCTTTCAGAGTTGTGTTCTCATAACTGTTATCATCATAATCGCTATCTTCGAGGGCCGATATTGATGTTTTTTCTTCATCTTGCAATTTTCCCATAGCAATCAAATTTTTTGTTCCTTTAGATAATTCTTTCCTTAAATATATTGAGTAAGTGATGATAATTATAAAAACAATAGATAATAAATATACAACCACTAGATAACAATTACTACCCATAATTTTTTTTGAATAATTTTTTGCAACATTTGCAATTTCACCAATTTTTCCCATACTAATATAATATTTTAGTATATTTTATTTTTCGTATTATTGGTATATAAGTATAATTTTTAAATTTTTATTTAAAATAAAGTACAATATTATATTAATTATGACTGGTGGATTAATGAATTTGACAGCACAGGGTAATGAAAATATTATATTAAATGGTAATCCAAAAAAAACATTTTTTAAAGCAACTTACAATAAATACACAAATTTTGGCATGCAAAAATTTAGGATTGATTTCGAAGGGAATCGGATACTGAATTTTAATAGCCCAACTGTGCTAGATTTTAAGATTCCCAGATATGCAGATATGTTGTATGAAACATTTATTTGCATAACATTGCCTAATATTTATAGCCCTATAAAATATAACGATGTACCGATAGATGGCAATCAATTATTACCATATGAATTTAAATGGATTGAAGAATTGGGTGCACATATGATAAGAGAAATAGAAATTTACAGTGGTGGTGTTTCATTATCAAAATATAGTGGTGAATATTTATCTTGTTTGAAAGAGCGAGATTATTCGAGTGAAAAGAAGAAATTATGGGATAAAATGGTTGGCAACGTACCAGAACTCACCAGTCCAGAAAATTGCAATGGTCGTGTAAATGTTTACCCACATTCACAATACATCGATGAAACAGGTGTAGAGCCAAGTATCCGTGGCAGAAAACTATATATCCCAATGGATGCTTTTTTTTGCGATTCGAGTAAATTAGCAATTCCTCTAGTTGCTCTTCAATATCAAGAAATTTCAATTAGAATAACATTCGAACCAATAACAAAATTGTACACCATAAATAATGTCAATGATGTTAAATATAGTAGTGGATTAAGTTATAGAAGTGCACCGAATCCCAATATACCCGAACACCAAATGTGGCGGTTTTTGCAGCCACCTGCGGACCACGCTGCTTCCACATCATTGTACAACCAAACGAGAAACGACTGGAACACCGACATCCACTTAATTTCAACATATATTTTTTTAGGACAGGAAGAACAAAGGGTTATGGCGCAAATTAATCACAAAATATTAATGAAACAAATTTATACTTATACATTCCTTGGTAAATCCGGTTCTCAAATAGTTGATATAGAAAGTAAGGATTTGATCGCAAATTACACGTGGAGATTGCGACGAAGCGACGCTTTTCAAAGAAATGAATGGAATAATTATACAAACTGGGCATATAAAGATATACAACCGCAAAAAAATGAATTATTGACAGGTGATATTATATCGCGTGCTGGTGCTAACATCGTAAGTGCAAATACTCATTATATAACTGGTACGTTAGGGGCATATTCTAAAAATGTTAAAAATATATTAATAGATTTGGGGATTGTTATGGAAGGTGTTTATAGAGAAGGTGTGCTCGATAGTGGCATTTATAATTATATTGAAAAATATAACAAAACCGGGAAAAATACTAAAGATGGTTTATATTTTTATTCATTTGCGACTGACGCTAACAGAATTAATTATCAACCAACCGGAGCAATGAATGTAAATAGGTTTAAAAAAGTGTCTTTCGAGTTTAATACTATTACACCACCTATAGACGCCGCTGGGTCTTCGTCTGAATATATTTGTGATTTATCTGGGAATGCGATTGGATTCAGAAAAAATATTTCAAAATTAAATACATATACTTATGACCTTGTTGTTTTTGAAGAAAGATATAATGTTATAATGATTCAATCGGGTCGTATTGGCCTTTTGCATGCACGCTAATACTTTTGAGAAAAAATACTTTTGGGAAAAGTATTGCAAAAAAATACTTTTGGGAAAAGTATTGCAAAAAAATACTTTTGGGAAAAGTATTGCAAAAAATATACTTTTTTTATTAAAAAGTATATTTTAAAAGTTTATTTTGTCAAACTTTTTTAAAGTTTAAAAAAGTTTCCAGACAGAATTAAAAAATCGAACTTTGCCAAATTTATTCTGTGGTTTATATTTATTAGTATAGGCTGATTTGCTGCCACCCAACCTATTTTCTCCACTATTTATTAACAATCTTTTATTATAATAATCTTCCAAACTCATATCCAACGTTCCAGTATCATTAGGGTTATTTATATCTAAAAACATATTAGCCATCGTTGTATCAGCAGCATTGACCATACCATTAGCCGTACCGTCAACAGTACCATCCGCATTAACATGTGTATCTTCGCCACTTATTCCACTAGGAACTGGACACTCTTTGTTATGTAATCCTTGCATACGTCCAATTTCACATTTCGACATTTTCCTATTTTGAGAAAAGGGTAATGTTCGACTTCCAGTTGGTTCCGCACCAACCCATTCATATTCGTATTTGCCATTATTCAATGTTTCTTTCATTTCACCCTGCATTTCAATATCAACAGTACCACATTGTTTGCATTGAGAAGACACTCTACAACCATGTAAATTCCCACTATAATCAACTCCAGTTGGTGGTCCATAATTATTCCACCCGGTATCCTGTGGTCCCAAACAAGTATATGGACATTCTTTGAAATATTTTAGCGTTCCGTTTATGTCTTTCGCTATTGGATTATTATTAATATCACCTTTACAAGCACCATTTACTTTTGTTGGTGCAGAACAATTTAATGAACAAAGTCCTGTCGACGTTCCAACTGGCGTTTTCCTTGTCATGTTTAATAATCTTTCTTTTTTTAATAATGCTGTCGTTGCGTTTGTCGAAGCTACCACCAACCTAGGATCCACTGCTGCCACATTTGCACTGCTTGGTACAATGATACCTGTTTTTTTTGTCTCATACATATTTTCACCAGAAATATATTTATAATTTTCCCCGGGTGCATGTGAAACTTCTTCCCATGTTGAATCAGTGCCAACTGGTTTCAACGCTCTAACTAATTTACCATTTGGTTTTATTCCCCATAAATAGGTTTGACTGGAACCTGAAACGTATTTTAATTTTTTATTTAAAGATATCCAACGACCTGTACCGTTTATTTTTTTTTTCCATAATTTATTTTTCGTTATATCCCCACCACTTGTTATAGCAAAAACAAACGTTTTACCTCCACTTACTTGTTGAATCCCTGAAACTTCTGAAATCCAAATAGCGGAGTCTTTTCTTTTTTTCCAACACTTATTATTAACATCAACTGCCCATATAAATTCATTACCAGACGCAGATATTTGATTAAATTTTTTATTTTTTACATCATTACCTTCATCCACCCAGTCGCCTGAACCGTTTACAGGTCTTTTGTACACTCGATGTTCTTCACCTATACCCCAAACATGATTATTATCTGTAGTCAAATCTTTGAAAATTTTGGTACCGGCTGCGGTCCACTCTATAGTTTCTTTATGCAACACAAACCAAGCTTTTCCATATTTATCCAATGCCCAAAGGTAATCTTTAGCCGATGTGATGACTTTCTCAAATTCTCGAAGTTCCATCCGTTTGTTACCAACGAACGAAGAGTCTCTAATTTTATCAAGTTCTGAATACATTATAATATCGTTGGTACTATTAATCGCAAGGGTGAAAGCCTCTTCTATATTTTTTTTTTTTAATACAAAATATATTATTATAAAAAGTGCTGAAAATAATATATATGTTAACATTTATATATATATATACTTTTAAAAAAAGTATAGCAAAAATTTATTTTATAATACTTTTTAC